GGGTGGATCATCGTTTGGCCATATGCGCCAGTGCTTTCTGGAGATGATTGCCGCCGTGTCCGATGTGGGCTGCTGCATGTACTGCGCGTTCCAATAGCGGGGATCCATTGAGGACTTGGCAGACTTCAGCGCCTCCAGTGGCCACTGCTCCGGCCAGAGGGACTTCTCTTTCTCCGTGTTCTCGTGCAGGATGGCCGGCAGTTCTACGATCTCCCAACGTGGGCTGTCTGGGTTGCTGACCTGATACTGTATGAGTCTGCCGGTCAAGTCCAGCGGCCCCCAGCGCGTCATGATGACTATGATCGCACCGCCCGGCATCAGACGCTGCAACGGGCCAGTTTGAAACCAACTCCACGCCGTGTCAAACGCTAGACGACTGTTTGCTTTTACGTCTTGTTCCGAATGCGGGTCATCAATAACGAATAGGTCAGCGCCGCGTCCAGCAAGAGCACCGCCGACACCTGCTGCGTAGTACTGACCGCCTGCGGCTGTTGACCACTTACCAGCGGCCTTCTGGTCGTCCGCAACCAAAGTCTGGGGAAATAGCTCATGGTACTGCTCATCATCCAGTAAGTTACGAACCCGCCGTCCAAAGTCTTCAGACAGCGACGCAGTGTGCGTTCCCATGATAATTTTCTTGTTAGGGTAATTACCTAGAAAGAACGCGGGGAACAGGTAGGAGGAGAACTCGGACTTACCCATACGTGGGGCAATGTTGATGATGACGCGCTTCTTCTTGCCTTCGATCACATCTTGAAATATCTTGGCCAACTTCCTGTGGTGTGGCCCTACTTTGAATCCGGGGTAGACGTACTTGGCAAACTCAATCATGTTTGTACGACCGGCGTTGACGTTGTAGCGTTTCTCACGTTCTTCCAGCATTTCCATAAGCTCCACCTTCTCCGCCAGATTCAAGGTGGGGAGAGCTTTTTGGATTGCCTGAATCTCAGTTGGACTCAGTGTCAGATCGTTCAGGTTCATCTTTATCTTGTGAGTAAGTACTAACTTCTTCTATATCCTCGATTACTTCAGCGTCTTGCACGCCCATGAACTTGGCCAGCTTGTCTTTGAGCTTGCGGTCGATCTCCTCATCCGTGAGGTCAGTCTTCTTAACTTCGATCTTGTCGGTGAACAGTCCAACCTCGGTGACCTTACCCAAGAGGCCAAGTGCCTTGAGTCTGATGTTGGCGCTGGGGTTTTTGCACTCTTCCAACAGTTTAGCTACGGCATAGCCACGAAGCTCTTTGGCCTGATGCACAAACTCCCAGTCGTAGGCTGTCAACATGCCAACTAAGTGTTGCACCGCTGCCGGTGTTTTGATCTGAGACAGATGCTCGTGCGTGATTTCGCTTGGTGCGGCAGATACTAAGTTAGTGAATGCACCCCGTGCCGCTTGGACTTCCGCGTTGCTGACCACGGTATTTGTGTCTGCGGCTCCCAGACTCTTGAGCCAGTCAGTTGTTTTTACTTGGGCGTCGATCCTATCCGCCGGATGTTCTTTTTCAAGCGGCGTAGGTTTACCAGAGTGGGCGACCACTTCCGGTTCAAAGTCAATCAAGTGTTCTAGCATCGGCGCATAAGTCCCTTGTACCTGCGATGCGCGGAGTGTATACTATTTTCCAGTGATGTGACAAGCAGTTGTCCGTTGCTTCTCCTCGGTTGTTGGTTCGACCGTTCAGCCCCCCAGTCTCAAGCCGGGGGGCTTTTTTTATTTGGTTTTGTCCAACGGTTGACACCAATTTTTATAAAATTTTTGGGGTAGTTGTAAAGTACTAAATTGAGTTGTGGGATATGGCTGGGGAATAGTGTTCATACAGCATACCCCCGTGCCTACATATATCGGGGGGTGGGGGTACGGTGGGGTCTTTAGTTCTCGGTTTTGCTAGACTTTGCTAGGGTATGTGAACCATCCGCTTACCCCTCGTGGTAAAATAGCCTCAGCGATTAGGGAAGTCCTTGTCGCATAACCACGGGGTAGAAACCTACCCCAAACAACTAGGAGAAGTAACCATGAAGAAACCTAACCAAACCCTGTCAGCCATCGGCATCGCTATCGGCACTAAAGACCGCATTGACTACGAGTCTATGCAGTCGCATCGTGACGCATACGCTGTCGCTGAGGCTGACGCCAAGAAAACCATGATGGCTGAATTCATCATCGGGTACATGATGGGCAACGCAGAGCTAAGCGAAGCTGATGCGACTGCCATCTACACAAGTGCTCGCCCCACGCCTGCCAAGCCCAAGGGCAAGGGTGTTCGTACCGCCGAGGAGCAAGCCTGCTACAAGCGAGGCTATGCGAAGTGGCTCTACCATGTAATCGACAAAGCCCCTACTCTGCCAAAGAAAGCCAAGCCTGCTCAAGAGGTTAGCTACCGCTTCACGCCCGAGGCGAAAGCCAAGGCGACTGCTTTCCTTGCATTGGTCAAAGGCGACTTTGACAAGGCTATCGCCCTGCTCGAATCTGTTGCAGAGTGATTATCACCAGCGGGGTAGAAACCTACCCCAGTTTTCCACAGCGGTGTAGACGGCGAGTCTTACCGCTGTTTCTTTTCTTGTCCAACTAGGAGACTTATCCCATGAAAACCAAAACCGCACAACTCCACATCGAACAGGTGTGGGGAACAGCCAACTCAGTATGGGTTGCCATCCGTTACCGAGGTAAAGCAGTCGCTGGCTTTGATGGACACAAGGCAGACCTGCGAGAACTCGTAGGCAAAGCCCACAGAGTAGCGAAGAACCTCGGTTACAAAATCAATTCAGAATTACTTTAAGGAGAACAACCATGCGTAACAACAAATATCGTGCATTCTTCACCATCACCCAAGTCCAAACACCCAAGGGCTTGCTCGTAGTCCAAGACTACTACCCAAGCAAAGGCACAAGCAAAAGATGGCGTGAGTATGTCATCCACTTAGCTGCCATCATCGGAGGCGAAAGCCTTGCGTTCACTACGCCCGAAGCCCGTGATACATGGGTGCGAGCACAAGGCGTACCAGTTCAAATGCCGTTGGGGTAGGTTTCTACCCCAAAGTGGTGAAAATCTTGGCTTCCGAGATTTTCACAACTATCCAAGCAGTCGGACAGCGTTTAGCCCAATATCTGCGGGGATTTTTTAAAATTCGGTACTAATAATCTATATTTCTAATTATATTTATATATAGGGGAGTTAGTGTGTGTGCGTTCTCTGCCTTGCAAGCGTAGAAAAACTTTTACTTTTAAGCTCAGGCTTGCTAACCTCCAAAAACATAGATACTCGGTACACTTTTTTAACAAACCCTTACGACATAAGGCGTGGCGACTGTCCGATAGCGAAGATACTTTGCAAAATCACGGACAACCTGTCCTGTTATTATCAACACCTCTGATATAATGATTACTTTCACAACCAAGAGGCGCATCATGCAACACGAAACAACCGAGAACCAAGAGCCCGAGCCCATCCAATACCCTGCGCTGATGAAGCTCAAGCGCCGTGAGTTAGCCAATCATTTATCCAAGCTACTCGATAAAGGGACACCACGCCTTGTCGTCAACGAGATGCGTGACACAGTGCTGGCACAAAAAGAAAAGCTACGCCGTCAACGCATACATGAGGCACAACAAAACATTTTATGGGGGGATGTGCTAAAACCTCTTCAGGCTGAACGCCGTAGCGTGAGGGCATCCCTCAAGTACAAGGCGGATGATGACACCGATGCTAGGGTCGAGGCGTTCAATGCTTACGCCATTGTGTTAGCTGAGATGTACAACCGCATCACCAGTCTCAAGAACACAGGCGACTACACGCCATCCACCTATGCCAAGGAAAAGAACCTGCCCAACAATGGGTTGCACTGGTCGGACTTCATCCCTGTGCGTATCAAGAACCGCATCATTGAGCTGTTTGATGCTGTGCCATACACAGCCAAAGCAAGGCGCAAGATACCCTTCGAGCGGGTAGTAACTGCCGACATACATGCCAAGCGCAAGCAACGGCTCATCAACCGCACGACCAAGGAACTGCTACACGCTAACCAAGACCATGCCATAAGTCCAACGATGGACACACAGGCAAGGGTCAACAAACTAAAGGCAGCACTCGCTGCCATAGAGAGCCTGAACGACAACGAGCCTGTGCCTGCGACATGGCATGGGCTTTGACGGGTGTCTAAAACCTCGGGGTAGAAACCTACCCCAACTGGTCTGCGGAGATTGGGCTATGCCGCTGACCATCCCGATAGTAGCCTGAACAAAGGAGAGCAACATGAAAGTACAAGTAATCCGTATCTATGGATACACAAAGAATCCGTTAGCACCACACGGACACAACCCCACGCCTGTTGATGAGGATGCTCTCATCCTACCCAAGGGCTTGTCCGACTCTATGCGTGACGAGGTGATTAGCGAGTTGCGTTCGAGCGGTTATGCGGTTGGCTACATCTTCAACGAAGGGGAACGCATCCTTGGCGAGAACAGTTCCATGATTGTGGTCTCGTACCGCACCCTTGAAGAGTTTGAGATGGGAGAAGTGCAATGAGAGCAAGAGCAGTACTGAGTCACATCTTCCTGAGCCTCGTGCTCTACAACGCAATGGCGCTTGGCGCTAATCAGATGATGGAGGTAGGCGGTGGATACCTGTGGATGTTCATGGGTCTAGGCAGTGCGTTCCTGTTAGGGATGCAGGTCATGCTAGTGGTTAATGAGTGTAGAGAAGACTAAGCAGACGCAAGTCTGTCAACGACATGGGGTAGAAACCTACCCCATTGAAAGCAAACATAAAACAACCTAGGAGAAACAACATGAAACTTTTTCTTGCAATCATCAACACCAAAACTTTGCTGAGCCGTGAGCCTCACCTTGTGTACATGGTGTTCGTCAACGCCTTCGGTCGCTTCCACGGCTATCACATGAGCAACGGCGGTTATGACCTCATAGCTGCCAACGCTACGCCTGACGGCAGTCACTACGACAGCTTGACTCGTTCGTTGCGTAGTCAATCCGATATGTCGGTGCTGAAAGCACGCATAGAGCTTTGGGCTGAAGATAGATACAGCAGTGACAGCACAGTCGAGTTGCGTGAGACTACCGCTGTCGAGCGCCAGTGGTTTATGACCAAGGGCTTGGGTGTCTATGTCGCCAGTCTCTTGCACGACCTCAAGTATGACTTGCGTTCGGACTTTCGCTATCGTCTCAATGACATAGCTGATGCTATGGCTCGTCGTGCAGGCGGTAGACGCAATAGCAATATCGCTGAGTACAAGGGTCGTCGCTTGTCAGCGTATGACTATCGAGAGTCTCGTAACTTCTGCAAGATGATGGGTCAGCTTATCCGTGAGGCTATTCAGACCGATGACGCATCGCACTGCGAGGAGGTGTTCATGGATAACTATGACCACCACAACCAACTGCATTACAGGATATTCGAGAGTATGCAGTCGGTATGTAACAACAAGGGTTTGTCGCTTCGCAACGAGGTCTTGTATTGCGACCATATCGGTGAGCCTGACCAACGTGCTCGTGTCAGCGGTCGCCTGCGTTACTTCTGTCAGCACTGCATGGAGAACGAAGATGTGGTTGTGTATGCCAACGACACCGATGAGTACATCTGTCGTAGCGATGCTCACTGGGATGACTACAACGACCAGTGGTTGTCCGAAGAACCTGACAGCGATGACCCCGATGACAACGACCGCCACACTGACCGACTCATGTCTTACAGCACCAATGCGCTTGACCATGTGCAGAAAGACCATACCATCACTAGCGCACCATTCGGCAACTTCCTCTTGGGTGTTGAGTTCGAGATGGTTACCAGTGGTGAGGTCAACGCTGCCGTTGAGGATGTGCGTGACCAGTTGGGCGAGGAGTACTGCATCTGTAAGTCCGATGGTTCTCTGCCCGATGGCGGTCTTGAGATTGTGACTGCGCCTCGTGGTCTTGACGAGCATATCAAGCGGTTCAAAGACTGGAACATCAACAGCGAGTACAGCGCATGGAAGTCTGCTCGTTGCGGTATGCATGTACACATCGACTCTCGTGCGTTCACTTCGTTGACTCTGGGCAAGTTCATCATGCTCATGAACGCTGAGTCCAACGCCGAGTTCATCCGCAAGATAGCTGGTCGTCATCCACTCATGGATGGGCAGGCTCGTAGCTACTGTCGCACCGAGACACAGTCCGAGCTTACCAACCCATCCAAGGCACTCAAGGGCAAGAGCAGTGACCGCTACACGATGGTCAACATTGCCAACCTCAAGCGTGATGAGGCTAAGCGGTTGGGCGTGCAGTTGTATGACACAGGTCGTTACAACACTGTCGAGCTTCGCATCTTCAGAGCGTCTCTCAAGAAAGAACGCTTGCTTGCACAGCTTGAGTTCACCCATGCTGCTGTCATGTTCTGTCGTGTTGCAAGTATGCGTGACCTCGATGGTGTGTCATTCCTCAAGTGGCTCAAGACTACTGACAATCGCTATCCACATCTCGCCGATTGGTATGGTGTGCGTCGTCGTCCCACAGCCAAGGGTGCTGAGCCTGCCGAGGTCAAGTGTGAGGATGCTGTGCCTGTCGTACCACCTGCGCCACCATCAGCGAGACGACACACCATTGACTACCCGCTGTTCGTCAACGCAGGCGAGGATGCGTTGCAGTTCATTGACCGCTACAACTTGCACGCTGAGTATGTAGAAATCAACGGCACATCAATCATGTACTTCCCTTACTCAGGTAGCTACACACGCATCGACCCTGACGATGTTGTGTACACGCTTGAAGACACTCAGTGGGTACTGCAGCCTGTTGGCACTCTAGCCAACACAGACACCACTGCGCACTCACTCTAATCAATCAAACAATCAAAGGAGAACTACACTATGTGTTTAATCATCACTGGCGCATCCGCCAAAATCCGCTCGACCCTGCTCGACACACACGCATTGCTCAGCGACATTTACTCCAGCAACCCTGACGGCATCGGCATCATGTATGCCACGACCAAGGGACTCAAGGTCGTCAAGACTTTGCCCAAGTCCATCGCTGACGCTACGCAGTTCATCTCCAAGCTACCCAACGATGACC